TACCCCTACAACACCAGTTGTCTCTCCTCCTACCTGAAGGTCATCCAATGCGTCAAGCTGGTCTTGCGTGTTTTGAGCAATTTCGTCTAGTGCTGCTTTTTGATCCTTCATGATCTTTAGTTCTTCATTTTTTTCGCGACGGTTCAATATAAGGTCGCGAAGAAACTGGAACTCACCTGTTGAGCCTGCACCAAAGCTTGGGCCAGCACCGGCTTTCGCTTGAGCCATTGCACGCTTTCTGTTTTCAGCATCTTGCTTTACTGCATCTTCAGCAGCTTTTCTCTCAAGCTCAATCCGCTCTTTTTCTTTTTCGATATAATCTTCCTTGGCTTTAATTATCTCGTATTGAAGCCTTAAATATTCTTTTTGTTCTTCATTGACGTTTTGCTGTGCAAGCCATTCCTCAAACTCTTTCCTCTTTTCCATGTTCTCGCGTTCTTGCTCGGACATCCTTGCCCTCTCCCTCATAGCGTCAGCAGCAGCCTTGTAGGTTTCCTCTTGTAGCTTCCTTGCTTCTTCTTCATCTCTGGCTGCCTTCGCACGTTCTTCATTTGTCTTCTTCTGTTCCTCACGCTGTTTCTTGGCTCTTTCTTCTTCGGTCATGGCCCAAGACCCCCAAGGAGTATCTTTTAATACTCCCCAAGTGCTAGGATCAAATGGATTGAACTCTTCAAGCTTCTCTAGTGCATCATAAATGACACCTATCGCAGCCTGCATTTGCTGGAACATCTCAAGCCCATCTCCAATCATTTTCAAAAACTGAGCAAAGGCAGTATCTTTGCCGCTTCCTATTTGACCCATTATCTGCTCAACAAGTGTTTTTATCCTTGCAAACTGACCAGAAACAGTTTGCATGTTTTCTGATAACTGCTGGCTCAGGTTTCTTGTCATGCCAAACTGCTGCAATGCCATTGCCATTTGCTCAGCGGAGATCAATCCCTCCTCCATCATCTTCCTGGCTTCGCCGGCAGACACATTGAGGGAGTCAGCGATCGCTTTGTAGATAGGTATGCCGGCATTGGCAAACTGCAACGCCTCTTGGCCCATCAGCCGCCCCTTCATCATTACGTCTGTATATGCCTTAGCAATAGACTTCAGACGCTGCTCGTCACCACCTGATAAGCCCGCAAGCAGTTTCCCAACAGACACTGCTCTTTCAGCAGACATTCCGACATTGATCAAGGCCTCAGCAAGACCAAACATTGCGTCGGTAGCAAAGCCAGTTCTCGCAGCAAGAGACATTACCTCGTCCATGAATCGACGGGTCTTGTCTGCATTGTTGTCTAGCAGTGGCATCAGCTTGATTTGTTGCCGCCTAAACCTATCTGCTGCCATAATCGCTGAAGACATGAACTTAGCAAACACAGTTACCGCAGCACCAATTGCTAAAATCTTTATGCCTAATGCACCAAACGATCTAGCAAGACCTTGCATTGCAGGAGACATCCCCGCAGCTTGAGCAAGGTTTCCAGCCATCTTTGAAAGACCGCCATTAACATTAGACGCCCCTTCACCAAGCCTTCGCAACAAAACTCGGAATCTTCCAAATGAAGTGAAATACCTAGAAAGGTCTTCAAACCTTCTTCCCTGCCTTTGCCTGCGGTATTCAGCAAGTTCTTTTTCAAGTCTCTTCTCTTCCGCAATGCGATGCTTCTCAGCCTTCAATGCTTCTTTTGACGCACGCTTCTCTTCTGCTATCTGAACATCAGCCAAGTCTTGAGCAATCTTCTTGGCTTCTTTTTTCTTGTCAAGAACTTTCTGTAGGTTGGCTAGGACTTCCTTCTCGGCTTCAGCGCGTTTGTTCTCCTCGGCTATCTTTTCTAGCTCTTTTTCCTTGTCAACAATTCCTTCCATTTGACTAATTATCTGCTTTTGATAATCGCCAAGGATTTTTCGCTCTTGCTCGCTTGCCTTAATAGCACGATCACCAATGGCATCAAGTTCGGCTTGGAGTTTTGCAAAGTCAGAGACAGATGACTTGATTGCCCTTGCGATCAAGTCTTGTTCAGATTTGACTGTAGCAGCACCTCTGGCAAATCCTCTAGGGTCTAGGACGACCTTGTAGTACAATGCCCCGATTACGTCGTTGCTCGCCACTTGCCATTCTCTCTAGTATTTTAGATGCTTCTTCTGGTGCATGTTCGGTATGCTTGCCAGCAGCCTTTTTGTAAGCCTGATCCTCTATCTCTTGCTTACGGACAAAGTATGCAATCCACCAGTCAACCAAGACTGGTGGCACATTGTTCATCCAAGCAATAGGATCATCTATCTTGAGTTCATGGCAGATCGAAAACACCCAGTAAAGCCTGTAGTTTTTACTGAGTTCCTTGATCAGTCGCTCGACCTGCCTCGGACGTTTCCCTCCTGCTCAGACGACCATTTTTCAATGGCACTAATCAGGATGTCGGCCTTGAGTGCGTCTAGCTGCTCAAGATCAGAGATGTCGCTTTCTTCAAAGAGAGGAGTACCGTCCTTGTCACAAAGATGGTCAATGATCGTATACATCCTAGCGCGACCAAGACTGTCAGTGATAATCTCGCCGGACTTGTTGTAGAGGCTTGCAAGCCTGCGTGAACGCTGAAATTGCGTCACTGGCTTTACCCATACATCTTGTCCGAAAAGCTTCTGAGGCAGCTTCTCTGGCTTATTGCAAGCGGCTTCTTTAAGTAAGATCTTTTTCGTTAAGCTCATCTTCTTCTCCTTCAATGGATGAAAGTTGTTCAAGACTTATTTCTGGAGGCCCAGAAGACTCTAGTGACTCTTTATTCAAGAGTTCAGCAACTTCTTCCTCGACCCACGACCTAATAGCAGGATCTAGCTTGGCCATGAAGACAAGCTTGCTATTTGGCTTCCATCCTATAAGTCCAATACGTTCACGAACCTTAGTCTTATCATCCTTGATGTAGACTAAATATTGTTCGTGAACTACATCTTTCTTTGTCAGAAGATGAGTCCCAACATGAGACTCTAGCTCGACATATTTACTCAAAGCTATCTCCTTGGTGGTGGTGTAAAAGGATTACTAGGTTCCTGCCGTGTATGTAGGGCCAGTGCCGCCATCAAACACGAAGGTAATGGTTTGCTCAAGCAATCCATTTGGCTCAAGAGAAGGCATTTGGCAAGAACTAACAAAGCCAGTTCCGGTCAAAACGCCTCCTCCACCGGCTGCCGCTGGCAGAGTTATGGTAATTGTGTCAATCAATCCATTTGGTATATGAGGCTCATCGGTCAATTCAAATACCATAGTGATCGAGATTTCCCCAGCGTCCACAATCTGACCAGGTATTTTCTTAGTAAATTCAGACTTTATAGTTGAATCGCTTGGAGGTGGTTTGTTCGGGACGGCACTGCCTAAACAGGTTGCATCAATTGTTTCCAGAGAAAATTCTGGCAGGGAAATTGACCTTACACATGCAATAGCTCCAATTCCCGAAAACGCAACGGTAGTTCCTTGACTGGTAGCTCCTTCAACTGGCATCTTTATTATCCTCTGCTGTAATTGATAAAGTATTCTTGGCTACACCAGTATCCACGCTGGTCTGAGCCATCGGTCGGTTCAAGAATCTGCCAAGAAGTACCGGAATCAACCGTGATTCCTTGAATCGGATGCGTTGCATCTGTGGATGAATACTCACCAAGTGAATCTTCAATGGCTTCTTGTATTTGTTCTGCTTGGCTTCTCGTATCGCAGATAATGTCAACTTGCATCCTAGATGCGTATTGTTTTACCTGACAATTGTTGACGGTTGGTCTTGCTATGGTGTTGACGATGGTCAACACAACAAAAGGTAAATCGTCATCTTGTGGTGGATTGTCTGCAAATATTCTACCACTCGTCAAAGTGTTTACTGACGAGTCGGCTTTAAGTCTTGCAATGACTTGTGGTATGGGTCTTGTCATCAGCCACCTACTTCCGAAGGATCAATCTTCCATTTCATCAATGCCTTCTTCATGGCTGACTGCTGCTGAACAATAGTGCTTCTTCCTGCTGGGCCTAAGAATGGTCTTGGTCTTAACGCTCGCTTTGCTGGCTGACCCCACCATTTGTGATTTGGCGCACCAGTGCTTGCCCCAGCAAGTGGCTCATGTGTGTGAGCAAAGTTTTTGCCTCTTGGCCCCGCCTCATATCGTGGCCCAACAATCTGGCTTGCCACAATACCGCCCTGCTTCCTGCTGATATTCTTTTTGATGATGCCGCCGGGGTCAGCCAATGATCTGTTATTGGCTCCACGCTTTTCTAGTACTTTTTTTGACCAAGCACCTTTTCCGACATTAACCATTATGCCGTTGCGAAAAACACCCCTTGTCTTTGTCTTCCTTGACATTCCAAGTGTTTCGCCGCCACCCTTTTTTACATTCTCAACGGCTTGTTTTCTAACAATCGTAGCAGCATATCCAACGGCTGTCGGGCAAACTTTCTTGAGTAGCTCATCGCTAAGTTTGGATAGGTCAACACCAAGGTCTGTTGCAAGAACGGATGTCTGCTGTGCTTTACGCTTCTGTGCAGACTCAAACTGCTTCGTCTTTGTGACTAACTGTGTCTTAAAACTCATTTGGTACTCCTGAGTTCAAGCCTTACAGTAAATCCGTCACCTGAAACATCCCTGACTGCCGTGATTCCGTATGTCTTTCCGTCAATAATACAGCGGTGTTTCGAGTCGATTTCAGCATCGTCAATTTGTGGCTTATCGCCTACGGCTACTTTCTCTGTTGTCGATTTGGTCATCATCCCGTCGATGATCTCGCCTCCAGATACATCAATCAGTTCACATGGCCAATCTGTTACAACAGATGTCCAAGCCTCTGATGTGTAATTAACGTGACCATACTCATCGACGGTCGCGGGCGGCACTTGGATCGTGGCAAGGTAATTCCTGTGGCCAACCCTCTTTCGATTGAATCCTGTGACCTTTGGCATTACGGATACGAACTCCTGATCAATTTCTTGACTAGGTTCTCGTAGGTTCGGCCATCATTCGTGTTGACGCCATTCTCTTGAGCAGGATCATAGTAGTATCGACCAACCTCAACGAGAATTGCTTGCTTATAAAGCCTTGGCAAGCAGTCGGCACTTGTTACTCCGCAGGTGAAGTTGACAAACACTGTGTCTCGTTCGCTGGGAGTCAGTAGTGTCTCTGGCCAACCGTCATCGTCGTTAAGGCAAGTGACCGCATTTCGTCCACTGTCAAGAGAATACTGGTCGGCTGATAATGTTTGCTCTGCACCGTCTTCATCCAAGTAGGTGATCGAACTTATTGCAGTAGCACTTCCCATGTTCAACAGAATGGCTTTTCCCTCTTCTGGAAAACCATATTGACTCTGTTGCCACGTTGCCTGAACAAGACACCGCTCGATGTCTCGCTCAAGCTGTTCTGTAGCAGACTCAATCAGCCTTGTTATCAGATCGTTTTGTGCTGACCCGCTTACCCTTAGATGCGCCTTTGCCTCGTCCAGCGTCACCGCTAGGAACTGAGGACTTGACGTTCTTTTTAGAGTCCACTTCATCAGCTACGATCTCGATTGCTTTACAGTCTAATAGAGTCTTGATGATCCCCTCCCTAAGAGAAGAACCATCAATCACACGACCCGCCTCAAATCCGAGGCGAGTCTTTACAAAGATGTACCTACTCATTAGGTAATCGTGATCTTGGCAAGAACCTCTGGGTTAGCCACTTTGATGTCAATACGCTCCGTCGCGACAACACCGATTTGGTCTTGTTCCATATACAGCTCGTTCAGAGTCTTAAAGTTCAAAGCACGACGATCACCGAAGTAAGCACCAAGTCGCAAGTCACCAAAGACTGCAACCAATTCGCCGGAGGCAGGTGCAGATGGCAAGCAGCTAACTAGATTGACAGGATAACCGAGAAGGGTAGGTCGCTGACCTTCTTCTAGTTCTCTCATGCTGTTATTTCCGGCAGCGTTCAGAAGATCGCGGACGGCTCCATGGAACACGACTGGTGACATGTACCATTCGTTGACTGCACCGATAATCGGGTTGCCAATGCCAGACGAACATGCAGTCAGGTCGGTTAGTGCAAGTGCGCTAACAGATGCTACGTTGGTATCGTCAACGCTTGCATCGCCTGCAATGCCAGAAGTATTAACACCACCAGATACACCGTTGAAGAGGTTCTTGTCCTCTTCCAGTGCAATCGAGTATGCGATGCTGTCAACAACGACACTGAGCATGTCGAGAATCGAGTCCTCAGTAACCTCTGTTGACATCTTGACCAGTGCGGCAAGTTTCTTCGCAGCCAGCTGCACCTGACTGAAGGAAACAGAGCTGTCCGAGATGCTCGCTGCCTCATTTGGATAATAAATTGTGGCTTGCCCAGCAACCTTTGGAACACTCCAAGTGTCTGCTGACATTACGATTCGCTGGGACTTCTGACGAGCAGTTCCACGATCTTCAATAAGGTTAATTAAAGCATCGGAGAGCGGATCAGGTACGGTAAATCCACCGAGGCTATCAGTGCCAATGGACTGTGCCGCCAAGAACTCTTTTGCTCTAGCATTTCCGCCAAGAGCAGCTAAGTACATGCCTGAAATGTAAGCATCTTCAGCGGAGGCAAAGTGCTTAACTCGCTGGTTTTTAACACGGGCTGGGATCACTTGTTTGTCTTCCTTGACTGAGTCTTCAATTTGAGCAGGCTCTACCATCGAGCTTGTTTCTGGGGTTGCCTTAGCTGCCTTTGCAGCATCAAGCTTGTCTTGAACCGCCTGAAGAGACATCCTTTTCTCCTCAAGCGACTTAAACTCGGCGTCGAGTTCGTTGACCAACTCAATCTGGTTTTGATCGAGTTCGTTTTCCTGCGATAAATCGCTTAGTGCCTGCAACTCGTCAGCAATTGATTCGAGTCGGGCATTGATCTCATGAATCTGTTTCATAGCTTCCCTTCTTGATTAAGTCCCGACTCCTTCGGGAACAACCTAATTTTACAGCGTCAGTTTTTCAGCTTTATCCGGCGCAGTGAACATTTAGCACGCAAAGCGGCGTGAAAAGCAGGATTGCACACCGCAATGATCTTCTGAGGCTCTGCGGCAGCCTTAGCACTCTTGGACTTGACCTCAACGATTTCGTCGATAAATCCAGCAGCTAGTGCAGTTTCAGCGTCCATCCAAGTCTCGGCATCCATCAACGCCAACATCTCAGACTCAGGTTTGCCAGTCTTTTCCGAGTAGCTTGCTGCAATGTCTTTGTCGAGAAGATCCATGACATCAGCCATGCTTCGGAAGTCCTGACAATTTCCAACGGCAGCAGTCCAGCACCTATGAACCATGAACTTGCCAGTCGAGTTCATCTTGACCTCATCAGCAGCCACAGCAATCACAGTTGCGATAGAGGCCGCGAGTGCGTCGATATGAACAGTCACCTTGCCGTCATGACTCGCAATTGCATTGAAGATGCTAAGGCCATCTGTAACGCTTCCGCCCTCACTATTGAGGTAGATCGTTACATCTTGTCCAGCATGTTCTGCAAGCACATCTCGGAAATCGTCGGCTGAGATGCCGTTCTCGTAATCACCGATGAATCCTCTCATCGTGATCTCTTTCTTTTCTGGGTTACTCTCCAGCTTCATCTTCTTCATCCTCCGGTTCAGGTTCTTCAGTTTCTTGTTCAACAGCAGGCTCAGTAGCCTCTGATATGTCCAACGCAATCTGATGAGGCAGCTTGTCACCGTCTTCGACAGGAACAAAACCGTGCATCGCTCGGATCTCGTTGATTGTCAGGACTCCATGCTGCTGCATCTTCATCGTGTAATCAGCAAGAGAGTTTGGGTCTCCTTTGAGCAAAGGAGTCGTATCGAACTCGACCTCAAGTGGTCTTGCTGGACTAATGAGCTTTTTGCTGACCTCTTCTTCCCATTTGCAAAGCCAACGCTGCAAACAGTTGTTGATGTAGGCTGTATTGCGTTCTGATATACTTCGGTAAGTCTGTCCGGTGTTGTCACCGATGATTGACTCAAGCCCGAACAGCAAAGCAATCTCTTCACGCTGGAAAGCACGCTGTTCAAGGAACTGTGCATCAGATGCTGAGACAGGGAGTGTGTTAGCCTTCATCCCATCTCGAAGAAGACCTGCTCGACCACTATTTGTGACACCTTCATGCTTCTTGTTGAAGTTGTCGAGGAACTCCTGAGCATCCTTAGCACTTCGGAACATACCTACAGGTGCTTCGAGCAATAAGCCGGGACGGCCAGAGTTAGCAAGTGTCACTGCTGCTGCCTCTTGGCCACCTTGAGCAAGACCAAAAACATCCTTGGCAATCTCCACAACGTGCATCCCCCACACACCATTGAGTGATGTGTTCATGATGTGCAAGACATCACGATCAGGGATCTTGTAGTATTCGCCTTGAAGCAGCTTGAGTGGCAACGTGTTCTGCGTCGTGCCTTCATGGGCTGTCACCAGATGCCACTTTTCGCCATCGACAAGCATCGTCTGACAGTTCTCAGGAAGAATCGGGATCAACTCGACCGGAGTGCCAAGATTGTTTCTTGCGATATAGCATCGGCCATTGCCACTGATCAACGCATGAACCATCATGATTTCACGCAGTGTGAAAGCAGTCATGGCCTGATTGGGGGAAACATTCAGCAGCCTGTAGGCTGGGTTCTGATTTTTTAATTCACGGTTGCCATCGGGCATAAGCTCGAAGACATTGAATGGAAGCTGACTTACATGACCACTGATCTTGTTGACTGCATAGATAACAGCAGCAAGACCTAATGCAGTCTTTGTGTTGACTTTGATGCCGGTTCTCGACTTCTCCCCGTTGAAGAACTCGACAAGCCAGCTTGCTGGATTTTTCTGGTTCGTAAACGCCCAGAACGATTTACTCTGTTTCATTTCTTCCTCTACGTGATAAACACATTCCCATCCCCGCGACCGGGAGCAACCATCGCTCGTCGGTACGCCATAAGCATGGCGACAAGTGGATCAATCTTTGATGATGAATTTGCTTTGTCGAGCATCCACCTATCCTGCCTGTCTCTGACTGCTACTGCATTTGTCAGACACCATCTCAAGAGTGGATTCCCGTCATGTCTGAACCGACCATCAGCCATTGATTGGCGGAAGTCGGAAATTGGTTCATTGAAGTGAGCAGTCGTCTGGGCCATCGTTGCAATGACGACTCCCTGTTGACTTACCTGCTCACCAAACTGTTGTGCTTGGTATGGATCAATCGCAGCGTCAATGCAAAAGTTGTCCCAGTAAGCATTGACGAAATCGTGCTGCAAGTCGGTGATGGGTGACTCTGTGACCTTAATCAATCCATTTGCAATCCAATCGCAAAATGGAATGGCTGTTAGGTCTCGTTTTGAGTTTCGTGCTATGTAGCTGAATGTCTTAGCTTCGTAGCGGTAAATCGGTGTATCGTCTGACTTGTATTCTCCGGTTCGGAATCGAGCTACCAACGCATAAGCAGCAAGATCATCACGCCCACCAAGATCAATTCCAGCAGCAACACAGTCAGCCTGCTTCCATTCAGAAAGTTGGCCACGGCACTGATCGAAGTCCTCCAACGAGAAGATTCTCTCAGTCGATGAAACCAAGACATTTGCGTGATACCTCTTGAACCGATTGAGTGCTGTCGTCGATGTCTTGCAAGGCTTTGCTTGGGCGTGGAGAAAGTCCTTGGTGATGGACACTCCAAGATTGGGGTTTGCCTTTATCCAATTATCTTCGTCAAGTGGATCATCTTCCTCATCTAGCTCATAGATGATTGGCAGTAGCGTTTCTTCCTTTACTGTATCGTTGAGAACGCTTTTGCAGAAACGAATCTGTTCGAGCCAAATGTGTGATTGATCATCACCAGCAGTCGTCGTTGTCATCAGTAGAGGTTGAACTCGCGAACCACTGCCCGTGACCATCGTATTATAGAACTTGCGATGGGGGTTCGAGAAAGCGTGGGTCTCGTCCAAGGAAACCATCTGGGGATTTAGTCCGTCGTAGGGTCGGTCTGATCCTACACACTGAATGTTTCCACCGTTGTGGTTAAAGGTCATGATCTTGTTTGCAACAGTGGACGAATCCTTCAAGAGCTTGGATTGATGTCTCATTCTCAAGCACTCAGCAAAGATGACCTTCTCGGCTTGTTCTCGCTTTGTTGCGGCTAGGATGATCTGAGATCGTGACTCTGGTTCTTTTGAAATAGGGTTAAAGTCAATTGCCGCCATATACATGGCAATCCCAGCAGCTAAAGTGCTGTTGTGCGTCAGGACATAGTTTCCTGTAAGATAAACGCCACCATCTACCTGCACGCACTTTGTCTTTTGATTTTGCGGCAACTTGGTTACGGAAACGACTTTTCTTGTTCCATCTTTCTTTTTGACTCGAACTCGCTGTCTTTTTCTTGGCAATCTGAATGGCATCAGCCAAGAAGGTGGGAAAAACAGCAATCTTGTTTTTTCTCCGACTGACACTCCATCAATTCTTGCGTCACACTTTATTGGCTTGCAGTGAACGCCAAGCGAGTTAAGAAGCTTTTTTACATCATCTGCAAGTTGTCCAGACATCTGCGTAAACTCGCATTGTCCAGATTCAGAGATGGTTCCATCTGTATCCATCAAGCCTTGAAGCAGGGCGACCCTTTGCTTTACGTCAGAAAGAAAATATTGGGATGGAATGTGCTTGTTTCTTAATACACCAGCCTTCTTCAAGTCATTGCTTAATGTCGGCTTTGATCTTCCATTTGTGACGCTGATCGTCCAGACATGATCTGGCTTTTTTCCTAGCGACACCCTTCTCCATTTGTATCCAGCATATTCAATGGCATTGATAATTGTTTGGATGTCATCCTGTTCGCCAGTTATCCTGCAACCAGCAGAATGGCCATCTCCAAGCCAAGCACCTAAAACGTATGGATCTACAGGCAAACATTGGTGCGTCCCCTGAAAAACAACATTTTTCACCCTGTACTTTGCACCTTGACTGTCGAAAAGCTCTTTCCCAAGAAGATCCTTTGACTCAACTACTTCATCGGTAAAGTAAATACTTGGTTTTTCTCCTCGACTACCTTTCTTTCTTTTCTTCCTGAACACCCATTCATGGTTTTCATCGCAGGTTATTTTTTCACCGTCACTGAATACAATTTCAACGCAAGGTCGATCATTTTGTATTTCTGTGACGGCTTGCACCTGAACGGGACTGCCATCCTCTCCTATTAGGTAGTCTCCGACTTCGACATGCTTCATCTGCTTCATACCATCAGGAGTCGGCAGCCAGTTGTCTATATGCTCGGCTTTCCCGTTCTTCCTGGCCACAGTAAAAAATGCCTGTCGGAATCGTCGTCCTCGGCCATCGTCACGCTGCCACCCAAACAGGTTAGCCAAAAAGAAGGCTTGCCAATCCTCAATCTGAAACCGCTGACCTGCATGTTCTCCGATGGAGTGCTTCAGTGCTGCTGGGAAGAATTTGCAAATGCCTTCAGCAATCTTCTCATCGAAGTAGTATGGAAAGTCTTCGGTTGATTGCTTCTTCAAGTCAGAAAGGTGTCTTTCAACCTGCAATCGAATATACTTTCCGACTATGAGATCTCGATTCTCGACTCGCTGGATGTAGCGTTCCCACGGGTGCATGTTATTCCCGCTTTAAGCTCTTGATCAGGGACAACATGCTTTCTTCTTCTTCTTTTTCATCAACCACACCAGCTACCGACAATCTTGCTCGACTGCTGGGAGAAAGACCTAGTTCTGGAAGAAGCTTCGTGTGCTGTGCTGCCA